ATCTTGTTCTGCATAAAATCCTACATATTGAGCTGGTAATTTATAGAGCTCCTGTTTAGCGTCTAGTCCCCAATCGGCTGCTGCTTCTTTTAGCTCTTGTTCAGACTTTGTTTCGCCTAACCAATCGAAGCCGAGAGAATTTAGTGAATAAGAAAATCTATTTTCATCTACAATAGCTGCAGCTATCATAGTATCAATTATTCTTCCATTTTTAATATTTACACCGTGAGCCCTTAACCAACCTACATCGTACGATGAATTGTGAAATATTTTATCTCCAGGACCACTTACAATGTCTTGAACCCAATCCATTACCATTTTATAATCCATGTTAGAACCAACTTCATGACCGATAGGGTAATAACCAACAAAGCCCTCTGTAGCCACACCAACACCTACAATATTACCGTCCATCGTAGGCCAACCGGGTCCTTTTTCTTTAATGTTCGGATCTTTGGTTTCTAAATCTATTGCTATTTCTTTTGCATTTTTTAAATCAGGAAAGTGTGTTGGAGGAGTCCAATCTGATTCTTTAAATACAAAATTTATTTGATGACTCATTCTGTGTAATCTCTTTCAATAATCATTTCACAATAATGTATTGCTTTTTTTATATCTGCTAATTTACCTTTGTCTTGATGTCGTGTTACATATTTAACTACATTTCCTTCTGCAAATAATAATTTATTTTTATTTATATATTGTGAAGGTTGAATGGGATGCTTTTTATAATGTCCACCGCCAACTTGTTTAAAGTAAGTTTTATTTGTCATAAATGTAAGTTATTTTTGGTTTATATTTTTTATGATATTCGTCTCTAATGATTCGTAATCTTTTACACATTAATTGTAATACTTTCAAACGTTTTCTTAATTGTGTTAATTCTTTTTTCATGATCTTTCTGCCGTTAAAATTGCAAAACCTATTTCTCTAATTATTTGAGGTACAATTGAGTTTCCTAATGATTTTAATCTTTCGTTTCTATTTCTGTCCATCCGAGTGGATACCCCATCAGGAATTCTACAAATTCTGGATTGAGTCTGCCACCAACTTTCTCTTGTTTCATCATTACTACTCCTGACAAAATACTTTTCTCCGCCATTCTTTTGTAATTTGTATTTTGACCTGTGTCTTTCCAATCCCTTGCCGTTGGAGTTGGAAACATATTCATCGCGTCTCGTAGTTTTACTCCCCATCTGACACCTTTCTTGTTCTCTCGAAAGAAATGACCATCCTTCAACTGCACATCTTTTGCTATCCCACCCTCCGAGTCCGATGCTGTTGGAGTTGGATACATTTTTATTTGTTCTTTCCCTTCCATTAATTCTCCCAAAGCTCTCCCGTAACCTTCTCTTGTTCTTCCAGGTTCGTGAGCTCTGGGTGTTGGTAACATCCATCCGTACATTTTCATTGTTGATTGATCCACTTGTTCTCTTAAATTTGCTGGTTTGGTTCTTCCCTTCCTTGCTGTTGTCATTTGTTTTGTAATGCCTTTCTTTGATCTTGGAGGAAGAATATCCATTGTGTTTGGCGTAGCCCACAATCCAAATTCTTTTTCTTTGGTGCCAAGCACCGACGCCTGCAGCTGGAATAACAATACATTGGACTTCGAAACCCGCTTCTTCCAAATCAGTTTGCACCTGTCTGAGCACCACGCCGTTGTTGATGTTAATAAGCCCTTCAACGTTTTCGCCAATAAACCATCGTGGTTTACATTCTCTAATGACTCTAATAGTTTCATCCCAGAGATATCGATCGTCATCTGTTCCTTTTCTTTTTCCTGCAACACTGAATGGTTGGCAAGGGAATCCTCCAGTGATAATGTCCGCTTGATATTTTTCTCCTTTAACATCTCTTATATCTCCTTCTATTGTTACATTTGGCCAATGTTTTTTTAAAACCTTTTGACAAAATTCATTTTTCTCTACAAAAGCAATTGTTTTAAAACCACCTGTCGACTCTAATCCTAAACTAAATCCTCCAATCCCTGAAAATAAATCTAATAATTTTAACATTAAATATTTCTTCTAATTTCATTTAACATCCTACAAAGTGGAAACGTATATTGATGATTACTTCTCAATATATGTAAATTTTGTTTAGCCCTAGTTACTCCTACATACCATACTCTGTATTCTGAGCAACGATCTTTTCCTATTTTATTTTCTAAATGAGCAGGCCAATTAGATTTTTCGTAGATCACCACATCTTTGGCTTCACCACCTTTTATTGAGTGAATTGTGTCTATAACAATTTCAGAATCCAAATCAGGATTAATATCAGTTTCAATCAATTTATTAAAATAATATTTGTCTTGTTCAGAAAAATTTCTATTAAATATGTTAGTCCAGTCATCTTTAGGAACTCTAAGGCCAGCTTCAGTCACTAAAAAATTATAATCAAACAATAAGTTGTTATTTACAGCCATCCATTTTTTACTGTCTAAACTTCTCCAACCATAAGCTATTTCATTAATGTAAGTGTAAAGAATTTGACACTGTTCTTTATTAATTTTATTACCACGCATTAATTGATTCCAAAGTTTAATTGCTCTCCATTTATGTATATCAAAAGACTTTGATCCTTTTGCACTTTGAAAAAATAAACCTAAAGTTTTTGCTTCTTGTTTTAATTCATCTACAATTTCATTTGTTCGGCCAAGTATCATCCAACTGTCTGATGCACCAAAATTTATATCTTTAAGTCTTTGATATGTAATAATGTTTCCTGCATTTATTTTTGGTACAAAGTCTTTTTTCTTTCTACCTTTGATATAAGTTGCAATATATTGAGAAAAATCGTGTATTGTTTTTGGTATTCTAAAAGAAGTTTTTAATATAAAGTCTTTACCTGGAAATTCATTAAAGTGTTCTACTTCAGCTCCATTCCACTCATAAATCGCTTGGTCGTCATCTCCAGCTATGTAAATTCTACTAGAATTGTTAGCTAACTTATAAATTAATTTCCATTGCAGAGGGGTTAAATCTTGAGCTTCATCTACTATTAAAACTTTTAATTTTGGTGCTGGAGCATTTTCAATATAATGTTCAATCATATCAGTAAAATCTACTCTATGATCTTGCTTGTACTCATCATAAGCTTCAATGATTAATCTAAATTTTTCGTAAACAACTCTTTTAATTTTTTCTTCTTTATACTGATCATCAGGGTGAACTAATCTATTCCTTGCCTTATCATATACTCGTAAAGACCAGTCATTCCAAACAAGATGCCCATTGTAGTTTTCAAATCTAACTTTAGGCAAACCTAATGTTTGAGCAAATTCTACCATGTCTATATCAGGATCAATAACTGGAACTTGTTTGTAGTTTTGTCTGCAAAAACTATGTATTGTTCTAAAATTTCTTAAATCATCATCGGTGCAGCCTACAAACTTTTTAAATGCTCTATATCTTGCTTCATTAACTGCCTTATTTGTAAAAGATAAGTAGGCCATGTCTCTAGGTTTAATGCCTCTTGTTATTAATTTCTCAACTCTTTCTAATAAAGTTGTTGTCTTTCCTGTACCTGGAGGACCATATATTTTAATGGTTCGGTTCTTCAAACGGTGCTTTTTCTCTTTTGAATAAGACATTTGACCTTTCGATTATTGGTTCTTCTGGTTTTTTACAATACCAAATATTTTTAATTTTTAGTTTATCGTAATATTCTTTTTTTATTGAACCATTCTTTTTAAGTGTATTAATAATTTCGAATTTTTTAATCGCTTTATTATTTTTTCGTATAAATCTTTCAAAAGTTTTATATTTAAAAACAACGTTATTATCGTGTAAGAACCACATATCCGCCTCTACTTGTGATGCATTATCTGCCTGTTGTGTTTCTTGTGTAAACTGGATCATTAAATCTGCAAATTCTTCTTGTGCTTCTTTATCTTCGTCATAACCTTCAATGTCTTGTTGCATTGTCTTTAATTGATTTAAGAACACTCTAAATTCCTTGTCCTTAAGCTTTTGCCAAACCATATCTGCTTGATCAAATAATGCCTCAGCAAATAATTGTTGTTGATTACACTGCTTACCATTTAATTCTATAGTTTTTTTATCTATTGTTAAAAAATAAATTGGTGGATTTGTTCTTAATCTTTGAAATGAATCTACCTTTGGCATGTATGCTGAGCTATCAATACCGTATAATAATGTTCTACATAGACCAGCATTACAATGATCCTTCATTGGTTTATCACTACATTTATATCCATAATCTTTTTTCTCATAGCTTTTGATTACAGCCTGTACCTCGTGTGCAGGTAACTGCTCATAGAACTGATCGTTACGATCCCAAACTTCTTTTTGCCATCCATCTGGATTTTTCTTTTTTGCAAGAGTTGCAAAAGCAGTTAAAGCATTATTTCTAAATCCACCTTCACATCCATTTCTTATTACAGCTTGTAAGCATGGAGGGTACTGGTCAAAATCTTTTTCTTCAATTAAACTGTCGTCCACCTTTATTGCAAAAAATTGCTCTTTGCTTAATCTAAATTTATCAACAAAACTATACCAATCAATTAGTGGTATACCAATTCCGTTATCATATAGTGCATAACGAGTTGTTCTTGCAGCCTTTTGATAAGGAATATTTAACCAGTTACCTAAATCATTTTTATGAACCATGATCTGTCTTTGCTTAGGAAATATTTCGCAGCTTGATAGTCCGAGGTCCGTTGACAACAAACTAAGTTTGTCGATCATGTCAGATGCTTGCACTGGTTCTTTTGTGTGTAAAAATAAATGTACCCCACCTGATTTAGATCGGTAAGGAAC